CCTGCAGCAAATTCCTTATTATACTGCAATGCTACGTTTCCGACCCAACCATATTCATCGCTGGGCAGGAATGTCATACTTACACTATGACCACTTACATGTCTAATTAATTCTTCTCTATTAGGTACATACTTAAAAGGAGCTTGAGCATAACATAAACTAGGATTATTAAATCTCCATAAAGAAAGATCCCAATCGGGTCTAGTGTTAACTAATTCTAAATCTACCCACGTTGACTTATGTAATAAAGCTTTACAAGAAGGGCCAATATGAGATGGGGTAAGAACCCATTGTCCATGAACTATACCATGGAGTTTTCCTTTGCTATTTCGTACAGGAACAATGTGGTTTACCATCTTCTTAACTATATCTTTAGCAGCACGATCAACGGACATTTGAGGACGAGGTTGCTGAGTAGCACGAATAAGACTAAATAAGAAACTTAAACTAAGAGGTTTATCTACACGCTTCATTACTATTGGACATTTTTCATTGAGCTGATCCCAATAGGCATATATACATAGGTTTTCATCAAGAAATTCATAATATACTAAAATAGGAACATCAAAATATCCAGCTGTTCTGGACAACAATTGACCTGTTGGAAGGGAGAAATTATCAAAAGCAACAATATGTTTAGGATTAATCAATTTTAAACATTCTAATTCACACTGAGTTTTAGTAATAGTTTTACTATTAGTTAACACAACCAATCCTTTACAATGGTCACTTTGAGTCTGCGGTTCAGGAGTATTTGAATAAATAGGTTTTTCAAATTGGTGTATTTGGGAAACAACTTCATCATCCAGAGTTTCAGTTAAAGGCATCAAGTGAGCTACAAGTTTTTGTATAGCTTTAGATCTAGGAGACACTTGATTCTTTTCACTAAGCGGCATTTCTGAGAAAGTTTTCTCATGATGTTTTGGGCGGAAAATGCAATCCCATCCAAAAGATCTGTCACCTCTAGGAGATTCAATATAACCTTTTGTTTCACCAGTAAACAAGTGAACTTTGTCATCTTCATTAGAGCAATAAGCATATATACAAGTAGCTGTCGCTCTGTTGTCTTTACCTTTCAAACTTTCATAAAGACCATCAACGCCTAAAGATCCCATAACTGATT